CCAGCGTAAAGGGTATGGTACCAAAATACGCGCACTGGCTATTCTGGCCGCACTCCGCGTGCGCCTACCTGTATATCAGTGGTCCATTGGTGGAAAAAATTCCGGTTCATACAAAATAATGAAAACTCTTGGGGGACTGAATAACTACAAAAATCATTTCAAATTTGTACCCGGTCACCACAATCTCAATGCACTGAGGCGACGAATTTAATCTTCGACATAAACGAGATGAATGTTGCAGGTGATAAGGTGGTGGGAGCACATAGAGGACCACACATATTGAAGATCTTCTTAACCATCGTCAACATTCAAGCATTTGAATTTAAAAGTGTGTGAACATTATTAAGATGACAATATTCAATATTCTACTCATGGCTGCAGCAGAATTATTCGGCAACATAAACATCAAGAAATTTACAGATGGTAATAAACGTCATAATCTAATATACGGATTTGCTGCATACGCAGCCGTCATATTCTTTCTCATCAAATGCTTTGCCAGTAAGAATATGATGTGGACCATCTGCATGTCACAAGCTATGGTTATAGTAATAAGTACACTATTTGCTTATTTTATACTAGGTGAAAGATTTACAAACTCGGTGCAATATATAGGTATAGTACTAGCCCTACTTGCGATAGCGTGTATAAACTATAATCCTTGTAAACAATAAATGGAGTTTGCACTAAAGACAAATGACAAGTTCATGTCAGTTGAAAATGAAATTGTACGACTTTCTGAAACACCAACCACCTATGTTCAGCAGGATGAAAAACTAAAAAATGTTACATCAGGGAAATACATCAAAGTGTTCAACGGAATTCTGACTGAAGACGAACTAAAGACTGACAACCTACCAAACTATAATTTCGTATTTGATGATGATAAAATCTATTTTACACCAGAAAAGAGATGGTGTGTTACCAGTGACGAGTTCCTAAATCTACATCTATCAGACGCAAACGCCCTGATATGGACCCGCGTCTTTAACAGCCCCACCGAGGTGCCAGTCGAGGAGCCAGTCGAGGAGCCAGTTGAGGAGCCAGTTGAGGAGCCAGTTGAGGAGCCAGTTGAGGAGCCAGTCGAGGAGCCAGTTGAGGAGCCAGTCGAGGAGCCAGTTGAGGAGCCAGTTGAGGAGCCAGTTGAGGAGCCAGTCGAGGAGCCAGTCGAGGAGCCAGTCGAGGAGCCAGTCGAGGAGCCAGTCGATGATGTGCCAGTTTCTCGTTCATCTGCTCTAATTGAAGAGGCTCTCAATTCAAAGGCTATTGAGGATGGTACATCAACTTCATTCTAGAATTTTTTTATACATAGCAAAATAGTAAGGTCCAGTAGTATTGAAATCAGAAACCTTATGAACCGAACAATCATCTTTGATGAACCATTTATCTTTATGACATATAATTGCTGCATAGTGGCCACCCATGTGTGATCCCATGTGGATTGCAGCCGAATACAACTTATAAATGGAGTTTTCAAACTCAAATGTCTTTGGAATGGTTACATCCTTCTTTTCCTGATACATATTGAAACACACCATAAAAACAGTACCCAGTTTAGAAGCCTTGATGTTGATAGTAGCCTCTGGCCACTCCTTGTCGTTCAGATCTTTGAATCCATTCACTGTTGTATTCTTTTCAAAGAATGAATCGTTCGCCTCTAGCATCTGACAGGCAAACAAGTCGTGGGACTCTGACGTCCCATTCGGCCATGTAACTTTGGTTGTATTTGTTCCGTAAAAATGAGTTTTAATCCACTCGTCTCCGATTGATTTTTCAAAGATATCGATAATGCACAAAACAACCTCTTGAACGTCGTTTGGTTCGGATCCTCTGAATTGGCTGTACCGCGCCTGCAGCTGCGCGAGTACTTTAGCTGGGTTGATTGGCTGATTATTTTTGAGTCTCCACATCTGAATGAGTACATAGTAGTACTCTTGTGTAAACTCACATGTTCCTGAATATCCTTTTGATAAAAATCGATTCGTCAGAATTGGTGTATGCAGCATACACTGTAGGGCTGTGTTGAAATAGCATGTGTTTCCTAGATTTAATAGCCCCTTCATATTATACACGCGACTGTTTTTTCTAATTAAGTTGGGGTGGAAATTAAACCTCTTACACGTTTGTTCAGAAATGGTGTGACTATACTAATCATAAATTTAACCATAAATGAAGGATTGATAATCATGATTTTCTTAAGGTTTTCAGAGTATTTGGATGATATGAGTTTTGCCAGACTTGTTGCTACATCAAACTCTAGCATGTGCTGATATGAAAACCCTTCTGCATCAAATACCCACGCCCAGTTTCCCAGCGTTGACAATTTTTGATCGTAATGAAAGAGTATTCCATCTCTGTCCCAGTACTTGCTTGCCTCAGCCGGCTTTGTGTACATAATTACAGTTCCATCAGGGAGTGTTTCGATTTGTTTGAACGAGTGGCTTGTAGGGTCCTCTGCACATACAGGGCATTCCATTAATATGTAATCATATATTAATGAATATAGTTGGACACTCGACGAGTCTGAGTATTATGGCTCAGGCTCTATCGGGACTGGTTGCGCTGAGAGGGCTGACCATGAAAGAGCCAAAATTGCTGGCACAGACTCTTAGGCTTGAGTTTTTGGTGACTGCTATACAATTTAGCTTTTATGCAGCATTTCTTCGTAATGTTCGTCTCGCAGACATGGCAAAGACTCGCTATGCTGACTGGTTCTTGACAACCCCTATGATGTTGGTGAGCATGGCATCTTACTTTCTGTACAAGAAGGGTGAGAATAGCTCAATTGGTGATCTCATCAGGAAATACAAGTCGCAGTTTGTTCGTATACTGCTAACAAATCTGGTCATGCTGGTGGCGGGGTACCTGGGTGAAATAGGTTACATATCAAAGATGAGCGCCGTTGTGGCGGGAACAGTTGCACTCATTATGACATTCAGAATTATATACAAGGAGATGGGTGGAGCTGACAGTAAAAAGATTTTCAAGTTGATGTCGGCCGTGTGGGGGTTGTATGGTGTTGCATATGTTCTTCCTGACACTGAAAAGAATGTAATGTATAATATGCTGGACCTTGTATCCAAAAACTTTTTCGCCATCTTCCTCACTAGAGAGTTGGAACAGTTCAGATAGGTTTAAAAGGTATAGACTTTTATATTATAAGATGGATATGGTATTCCCAAAGTTTCTGCCGATTGTTCGCAAGCACGCGAGCACCCCGAATGTCGAGCTCGAATTTCGTATCGGCAAGATGAACCGTGGGCGCTTTGACACGAATGTTGGGCAGGATACTTATAAAAAGGCGTTGGCGCGTCTGATGAAGTATAACGCGTGGGAAAAGACATCCATCAGTCATGATACGATTTACTATAGCCGCAATGGCCGTCGCGCCGTTAGCAATGACGAGACTGACGAGGTGACGCGTGTGATTAAGACGAAGATTGACAAGGTGGATCACGCGCTTGAAAATCAGCCGTTTGATATTCGTCTTGGTGTTGCTACTGAGACTCCTTACGAGCCTGACGACGATGATGATTTTGATGAGATGAAGAAGCGCATGCGTCACTCGTTTATTCGTAAAAATATGTGCATAGATGTCTCCATGATCAAGGGTAATCCAGACGACCCTGATTGTGAAGATGACACGAGCTATCAGATTGAACTTGAGATTATTGATCCCAAGAAGGTTGGTACTGATGAGGAGTGCTACAAGCTCATGCACAAAATTTTTGATGTAATGAAGATTACTACATAGTCTCGACATTTGCCTTGGCGCCCTTGGGTCCAGTTTTGTTTTTAGAACCATAAGTAGACTGAATACGTATATAAGATGCAATCATCTTTCTTCTATACGCATTTACCTGTTCATCGGTTGGCAGTGACACCCCCTTTTTGGTTCTGGCGAAGCGTATAATTTCATTCTTAAACTCTTTTTGTTTATTTGTGGGGATACCGGTGAGATTGATTCCTCGTGAAAGTTTGTAGTTGCGTTTGAGTGCGTATGTGAATGCTGCGCGTTTGGCAGTGGTGTTGAGGCTGGCGTAGTAGTTGAGGTTTGAGTTTGTATATGGAACATTCCCCATTGACTTTACAAATCTGGCGCGCGCCTTGTTGGCGGTGGTTACCTTTGGTTCGAGTGGTTCTGGCACTGGTTCTGGTTCTGGCACTGGCTGCGCGAATGGCCGTTTGAATGCCGCCATTTCTGCGCAAATTACAGGTCGTGATTTACCGGATGGGTTGATTCCCATTGCGCGCGCGTACTGATGAACGGTTGCGACTGGTAGGGTGGCGCAGCGCCTCGATGGGTTTGGTTTGCCGTTGCGTCGCTGCGCACCTCTTATGGAATTGCCAGCTACATAGTATGGTTGTCCATCAATTCTGAAGCTTGGGGCTTCTTCTGCGGCTCGGCGTGGCCCGCTCACCTTTGCAAACTCTTTGAGAGATGTGCAAATTCTGCTTGAACTTGTGAATCGCGGATCAATCTCCATGCCAAACTTGAACCCTATATATGAGAGGCGTTCTGGTGTATATGTGTAACACGGCTTTCCATCTATTTTCAAAACCTCGACTCGTCTCCCCCTGACGCGCTTCGCGTCTATAAACAGCTTTGGATTTTCTTCAACTGCAAACGCCTTGAGTCTCTGACACATCTTTGCAATCCCCATCCCCTTTCTGACATCTGAAAGGCCCAATCGTCTTGCGACTGTTTCTAGCTGGTCCTCGGTCATCCGGATGCACTGCCTGCCGCCAATCTTGAGCACCTCTACCGTTTTATTGCGGTACTTTTGCTTTTCAATAACCAGTCGAACCCCGTAGTTTGTAGAGTTGGCGGTTTCAATGGCAAACAGCTGTTTGACGGCGGCGGGGATTGGCACACCGGCCGTCTTGTATGCAGCAACGACTGTTCTTCTGGCCGACTCGTTGATTGCTGGAATTTTGTAGCATGTGGGAAACCCCTGCGCGTTTGGTCTGCAGTAATACCCTGTCGCGCATTTACCCTCGAACGAGTCGGGTGGGGTTGGTGGGTTGGCTGATCGAGTCTTGTATGTTGTGTTTTTCTTTTGCGCCGTGGAGACGAAGAATTCGCTTTCACCCTCCATTTTACCGATAAAGACATTTGGAACCTCGTCGAGCACTTCTCTCACTAAATTTACAATAATACCTGGGTCTGCAAACTTTCCTTTGAACTGTACAACGCCGCTTGGGTAGAATGTTATGATGAATGATGTAACGGTGCGCTCCTCTTTTAGTGGGCGCGCTTCAAACACCGACACTCTCGCCTCTCTCCCCGGCATGCGACCCATATACGGCCCCTTTTGCGCTACATTTGCCGAGACAACCCCTGAACTTCTGTATGTTAGACCAAGCGTCGAACGGCTCAGTGACCCGTTGGATCCCAGAAGGCGCCGCGGGAATCCCGCCATCAGCACATTCAGTTTGATATTTTGATTTATAGAAAACTGCCCAGACGAGTTGGATACAACCACATCTTCTATATCAGATACAAACTTGCTCGTGTATTTGATGACATCATCGACGTTAGATTTGCCAGTAAGTCTGAGGTAGCCATTCTTGAATATATTCACAACATTCGTGTTGTTGCCAAGGCGAAACGTAATCTGCACCTGATTGGGTGGGTATCCGGCGTTGCGCAGATTGATGACACCCTTCGCGTTGTATCGTGCGAGCTCTTTAAACTGCCCGCCTTTTACACTTGCCGAAATCATTTCGGGTGGTGGTGTTTTTTTAATTCGTTCAAAGATTGCGATAATGTCGGGTGGTTCGCATACAGCTGTGGCGTTAAAGAGCGACATTGTGATTGGTGAAATTTTATAGTTTCTTGATTTTCTTCTTGCTTGGTATTGTTTTCTGATTCGTCGTTCTCTGACGGCCCTTTCTAGCGCAGTCTTGAGTTGCGGCGCAACTGGTCGAAAGGGTTTCGAGGGCACGCGTGGCAGTGGTTCGTTTCCTGGTTCGTTGGGGAGGAACAATCTCCCTGGAGGAATTGGTGGCAGCCCGACTCGCGACATACACTACTAGTAGTCATCAGAAAATTCTAACTTGCCATCCTCCGTGATAATATCAACACCAAAGATGAATGGCTGCGCAATATAAGCGCGCCCCTGATATGTGAGAGACTCGGAGCGAACCTCCAACTCCTTTGAACTGAAGGGTCCGGCGTAAAAGTCGGGGTTGAACTTGTGGCGACCCAGGTTATTCTCTTGGCAGTGCTGGTTGAAAATATGAACAAACAACTTCTGAGGGCAGAACAAGCCTGGCTCGAACCGAACCTTTTCAGAGCTGAGAAAGTTCTGGAGCACATTCGTCACCATCGCCACCTGGTTGCGCACAGTCTTGAAGTACTGCGGCACGACATTCCAGATATCCTGCTTGTTATACTTTTGCGCATACTCGATGTATCCGCGGACGCACTTTTGCAGAATAAATGGAAGTTCCGCCTCTAGTTTGTGCTCGAGGTTGGGGTCCGCCTCTAGAACTTGCTTCCCAAAGTTCCACGTCAGAATACGACGCAGAATCGACCCAGAGTTATCCTTCCATCCGGGCATCTCGTTACCCGCCAGAATTCCTGGAACCTTCCACTCGACGCTCACCGCCGTCTTGTTCTTTCGAGCAATGCTCATATCCTCGCCAGACACGAGCGACTGAAACTCCGCCTGCTCTAGCTGGATATCACCCTTAATCTCGGGGCTAATAAACATAAACCCGTCGCGGATAGTCTCGAGCCCAAACTTCTTTTCAATGTTGTTTGAGAGCGTCCGGACGTCGTCAAGGTCGTAAAACTTGCGGCACACCTTGGTAATCAGCGTAGACTTGCCCGAGCCGGCAATGCCCTTCAGAAAGGGGATAACTTGCCAGGCATCCATCTCATTCACGTCAAAGCATAGGCGGCCAATAAACACATACATCCAGCGACACACATCATCCGTAAACTTTTGATAACTCATGATTGACTGCATGAAGGGGGTGGGGATGTTGTACCAGTCTGGATCATCTTCGAGATTTGTGAAAAACTGGTCAAAGTACTTGCAGCTGACGATGGTGGGGTCCAGCTTATCAAACTCTGGCTTGTCATAGTCGTAAAACTTTGTCGTGTACATGTTCAGCTGCTTGTCCCAGTACTTGCCGATGAAGATGCCGTTGCTGAACGACCACACGTGTCGATTCTTCTTAATGTCAGGGAATTGGATATCGAGGCAGGTGCTCAGATAGCTGACTGTATCCTTGACGCACGACCCCTTGCTGGTGAGATTTTTCCACATGTCATACTTGCACTCCTTCTGCGTCTTGGTGTATACGAAATCTGAAATTTCCAAGACTGGCTCCCACGCGCGCGTCGACTTACCATCTGCCGTCTTAATCTCCTTGTGGCAGTACCCCTTGTACCGCTTGTAGCGCAGCAGGTTAGCCTCGTGCAGCAGGTACAGCAGCAGCTCCTGCCAGGGCGTCTTGGAATCCTTCTCCTTCGAGTCATCCTCAGTCATGGAGGAGTAACGAAACACCGAGCCATCAGTCTCGAGGCTGACTGGAACCATCGTCGGAAAGTTGACGCGCTCCATGATGCGGGTGTGGTATAAGATGAGCTCAAAGGCGTCAGAGTACATCTGGACCAGGCGCTCGATTCGCTGGTAGATTGAAAACTCGAGCCCGTCATAATCGAGGCTGGACGCGCCGGTGATGCCGAGCTCCTTGGTCCTAAACTTGAGCTCGTTCAGACGGCGCTTCTTCTGAAGGCATTGTTCAGTGTTCCGGTCGATGTTGATGTGGGTCGGGCCATTCGGTCCAAGCTCCGACTCGTGATAATAAATCCGAAACGCAATTCCAAGGGTGACTGGCTCGTTTTTAAAGTCGAGATCCTTCTTTTCAAGCTGAGTCAAGAAGAGTTCAATGTCCTCCTGATTCAGATTCCTAATCTGGCGCTTGTACATCTCGAGGCTGCGCTCCTCATCCTGCTCGTGAGTCGAGTCCCGCTCGATAGTATCCATTATTATTTTAGACATCTTATTTTTTAAATGGGTTGGCGTGTATTCATTGCTGTAAGCATTTTGAGTAGAATTTTATTCTGCATTTCCAGCTGACGTGTCACTCCATCTACTGAAGTCTTGACATCTGAGATAATTGTTGCAATGTTCTGACCTTCTTCGTTTGTCAGCAGGCCGCCGAGTGCCTCTGACAAATCATACTCCATTGGCATATCCATATCCTCATCAAACTGATCATCTTCTTCGTGCTGGTGAGACATCTGATATTTATAAGGAAAAAGATGAAGATGTTACAGCGCACGCGTCGCTGAATCTAAATTTTTTTCTCGGGGTATACTAAAATGGCTGGTGGACTCATGCAACTCGTAGCTTACGGCGCCCAGGATGTGTACCTGACTGGCAACCCCAAGGTGACCTTCTTCCAGGCTGTGTACAAGCGCCACACCAACTTCGCCATGGAGGTGATTCAGCAGACTGTGAACGGCACCCCCAGCAACAGCGGCCGCGTGTCTGTGACCATTGCCCGCAACGGCGATCTGGTTGGTAACATGCACCTGGCACTGGCCCCACTGGCCGCAGCTGGCAACTCTAACCTGACATCCAACAACAGCGTGTACGACACCGTGTGGATGGCAGAGCGCGCCATTGCCGCCGTGGAGCTGACCATCGGCGGCCAGCGCATCGACAAGCACTTCCAGACCTGGTGGCGTCTGTACGCTGAGGTGTTCCTCAGCGACGAGAACAAGGTGCAGTACAACAAGATGACCTCTTCCGCCGTGTCCCACAAGATGCCCGGCACCGGCGCCAGCCCTCACCGCGTGTACCTGCCACTGCTGTTCTTCTTCAACCGCAACCCCGGTCTGTACCTGCCCCTGATTGCTCTGCAGTACCACGAGGTTCGTCTGGATTTCGACCTGACTGCATACTACGCAAACTACCTGTCCACCTCTGTGTTTGAGGTGTGGGCCAACTACGTGTACCTCGACACTGAGGAGCGCCGCCGCTTCGCCCAGAAGGGCCACGAGTACCTGATCGAGCAGGTGCAGCACACCGGCGGTGACACCATCTCAACCCTGGGCGAGACTGCTCCCCAGCTGGTGCGCCTGTCCTTCAACCACCCAGTCAAGGAGCTGGTGTGGTGCTACCAGAACGCAACCCCCACCACATTCCTGAACTCTATGTGGAACTTCACCACCAACCCAGCAAACGTGAACGTGACTGTGGACAGCGGCCTGCTCATTGCATCCAACGCCGCAACCCAGCCCCACCTGCTGAGCTCCCCCCAGGTGATCACCGGCTCCAACGTGTTTATTGATGTGGCAGCTGGTCGCCCGACTGTGACTGGCGCTATGTACGTGTCCTGGGTGGAGGAGGGCAACTGCGCCCCATCCAACTACGAGACCGGCGCCATGCACCAGTTCAAGGTTGTTCTCAACGGCCAGGACCGCTTCAAGGAGCAGTACGGCCGGTACTTCAACCAGGTGCAGCCATTCTACCACCACACCGGCAACCCCTACCCAGGCATCTACACCTACTCCTTCGCCCTGCAGCCTGAGGAGCACCAGCCAACCGGCACCTGCAACTTCTCTCGCATTGACAACGCCCAGGTGTACGTCGCCCTCAAGGGTGGCTGCCTGTCCAACATCCAGAAGATGTTCGCAATCAACTACAACATCCTGCGCATCCAGTCCGGCATGGGTGGCCTCGCATTCTCCAACTAGAGGCTTAGCGCTCGCGAAACAAAAAAACACAAAACAGCCTACGGGCCCAAGCACGTCTATCACCGTACCTGGCTCTGTATACCGAAAAGTTGTTTTTTAAAACCGTATAGAAAGTAATGCTGAATCTATTCAGAGCTGTTCGTCTATATCAACATATAGCGACTATTATACTTTTTTCAGTGTATTATATAAATGAACAATCGTCAGTCGAAGAACCTTGTGAAATATGCACTCATAGCATTTGTGATATATCTTGTGTCGCGTAAGATGTCTTCAGGGTTACGTAGTCGGTCTACACCCGCACAGCTCGAGGCGGCGAGGGTGTACAGGGCCAATGTGGCGGCGCAAATGGCGGCGGCGTCGGCGGCGGCACAGCGGCGGTGAGAGAATTCTCTTCCAACTCATCCCAGCGCTACACCGGCCCAGGGAGGGGGAGGTGAAAAAACATTAAGTGTATTATAGTAATGGCTGGTGGTTTGTTTCCAGATCAACCATTTGTGTTTAATGTCAAGTGTATAATATTCACACTTATTCTAGCGGGTGGTTACTGGGTTCTTCCCCCCAAGAATATGTGGGTGCTATTCTTCTTGTTGTGGTTTCCATATGTAGCCATGGCATGGTATGATTATAGCTATGAGTGTAAGAACAAAATCAGACCGACAATTGTTCCGTTTGGGAGATATATCTGGCTACCTTTCAAACCAAAGGGGTACAAGGACCAGTTTAATAAGCTGTCAAAGGATACAATCAAAACAATGAATCATGTCGACCTCTGGACACTCCTCATCATAGCACTCTTCCTGGGCTTAAAGAAATGAGGAGTTAGTATATTGGGAGAGGAAGTCGCCTCCCAGCCCGATCTTAACTCAGTTGGTAGAGTGGAGGACTGTAGTCGTTAGTAACAAAAATCCTTAAGTCGCTGGTTCAATTCCGGCAGATCGGATATGCTTCTGTAGCTCATTTGGTAGAGCACTCGTTTAGTAGATAATTTTATAAGAAGCGAGAGGTGCTGAGTTCAATCCTCAGCAGAAGCTATCCCGTGCTCCTGTAGCTCAATTGGTAGAGCGTCAGACTGTTAAAAATGAATTTTTTGACTGGTATCTGAAGGTCGCAGGTTCGATACCTGCCGGGAGCGACTCCAATAACACAACTGGTTAGTGTGGTGGTCTTATGAGCCGCAAATCCGAGTTCAATCCTCGGTTGGAGTACCATACGGCCCTATAGCACAATTGGATAGTGCACCAGCCTTCTAAGCTGGAGGTTGTGGGTTCGACCCCCACTAGGGTCAATTATAAATCATTAAATCTTTCCATTTGTTGGTTCGAGTCGGGACTTGAACCACCAGATGGGTTTTTGGAGCCTAGATTCATTAGTCTGTTTGCCACTGTCATGAGTCGTTCTCGTGGTGTGACGGCGATTGGTATATTAATTTTAGAAAATTCGAGGTGGTTTGCAAGTTTGCGCTCCATTGGGTTTGATTGTTCGAGTGTTGTGTTGAATTCCGCGAAGCATTCAGAGAGGAATGGTTGTCCCTCTGTTATTCTCTGATCTCGTCCTATTGATAATTCTTTGGATATTTTCAGAGCGAGGCGTTTAAAATTGATTGACGATCTGAATGCGCTCGTCATTTTTTCATTTATTTTCATGAAGAGTTGGATGGAGCCTAGCACTCCTGTTCCAGCTGAGAGCACCGCGTTGAGTATAGATACAAACTTTTGGGCGAGAAATTCGTTGAGCGCAACTGCAGTGAGTGCATTGACGGATGATACAATCAGAATTGGTATATTAAATTTCGAGGATAGTGTGTGGTAATACGTGTATTCTTTGCTATAATGATCATTCAGTATATTGCACTGGCGTTCTACTCCAGCAAGAAACTCCTCCTCTTTATCATGCCAAGTATCGCCTTTCATTCTTACAATACAACTGAGAATTTTCGCACTTTGACTGGCGCCTCCTTCCAAAACTCCTTTTCATCCTTGTGATACAGCTCAAACAGCCGTTCATTTTCATCAAGTACATACTTGGCCTGATCGTCCCCGACTTCAGCGCGTTTGTAGCCAGCTGGCATTTCTGAAAAGTACTCCATCTCGCACAAGTCTGCAATCATATAAGGTATAATGTCGTGGCGCTCACCAGTATCAGTAACAGCCCAGCAGTGCCAGCAAACCTCGCCTGGTCCATTTGCAACAAACCCTGTAACCATGCGCGGTTTGAAGCCTTTGATTCTGAGGAGATTAATCATGAGCGCAGTCTGGTGCACGATTGTTCCACCAGTCTTTTGCAGCTTCATGCGAAGAGCCATGCGTCGAATCATTACTGGTGAAACGTCAACTAGCTTTAAAACAAAAGACGTGTATATAATAATGGATCCCATTCTTGCACAGGACACTGCCCGATTTACAACCTTTCCAATTCGTTACCCAGCGTTGTGGGATCTTTACAAAAAAGCGGTTGGTAGTTTCTGGACGTCTGAGGAGATTGATATGAGCGGTGATATCAAGGATTGGGAAACTCTGAATGGCGACGAGCAGCACTTCATCAAGATGGTGCTGGCGTTCTTTGCCGCCAGTGATGGTATAGTTATGGAGAATATAGACATTAATTTCAGTTCAGAGGTGCAGATATCAGAGGCTAGGGCATTCTATGCCTACCAGGCTTTTAATGAGAGTATTCACAGTGAGACGTATTCACTTATGATTGACAAGCTCGTCAAGGATCCCGCCGAGAAGGAGAGCCTCTTCAAGGCGATCGATACTGTCCCTGCTGTTAAACTCAAGGCTGACTGGGCGCTCAGATGGATGGGGAGCGGGACATTCGCGCAGAGACTGATAGCATTTGCGTGTGTAGAAGGAATCTTCTTTTCTGGATCCTTCTGCGCCATCTTCTGGCTCAAGAAGCGCGGCATTATGCCTGGCCTTTCGTTTAGTAATGAACTTATAAGCCGAGATGAGGGACTTCATCAAGAGTTTGCGGTTACTCTATATAATGAGCTTCGAGATAAGCTGAGCACTGACATGATTCAGCAAATAGTAAAAGAGGCGGTTGAAATCGAGTCCAAGTTTATTACAGAGGCGCTCCCGTGCAAGCTGATTGGAATGGATTCTGACCAGATGACTCGATACATTGAGTTTGTTGCGGACCGCCTTCTTGCTCAGATTGGGGTTGCGCGCGTATATTCAAGTGAAAACCCGTTCGACTGGATGGAGAACATCTCGTTGGAGGGGAAGACCAACTTCTTTGAGAAGCGAGTCGGGGACTATTCAAAACATATGATTACCGATGGTGATACGATTCGGTTTGACGAAGATTTTTAGTTTTTACTGGGCGGGTGCAGCTGCGGCCTCCTGTGCCTGCATCATCATGGCATCCTCGCCCTCGTAGCTGGAAATCTGGGGGATAAACTGCTTTATCAGCATCAGAACAACCAGGAAAACCAGTGCGTGCAGAACTAGACCGCCAATCTGGGGCTTGCCGGTGGCGTTGGACACCCATTCGCCAAGGAACTTGCTGGTCAGCTTGTAAGTCTCTGGGCTGGACACAACCACGAATGCGAGGACTGGGGCCAGTGGAATTCTGGGGATAGAAGGCATTTAGTATACTCTGAGAAATTAATCACGAACGTATCTTCATCAGAAAAAATATAAGGGCGATGAATACAGCTGTGTGTATGAATAGCCCTGATGGTGAGGGGCATCCAGATGGACCAGCGACCCAATTACCTAGTATTGATGATGTCAGCTTATAAGTCTCTGGGTTGGATACAAGGAAAAAGACGAGTGCTGAGTATATAGAATACTTGAATTTTACCCGATCACTCTTCTTCAAACCGCCACAGCCACAGCCACAATCAAGCTTCTTCTGAAGTCCTAGACCCATTAGTATAGCCCCGGATTTTTTCCTGGGATCCAGCCCTCTTGGCGGTTTAAAGAGGTTAGTCCCTGTATTAGTAGAACAAAATGGCATCCGTTACCAACTTCAACAACTTCTCTGCTGACCAGATTACCTTTTCTGAGCTGCGCAAGAACAAGCTCGGGGGCAAGGCGGTGTACCTGAACACGGCAAATGGCTCTAAGATTCTTATGCAGCTCCCCCCCATCCGCGCACCGTTTGGTCTCAGTGACTTTACGGATGCTAACACTGGCAAGGTTTCGTATTCCCTTGACCTGTCACTGGACGACCCCGCGGTTCAGCAGACGTTTCGCGATCTCGATGAGCGCGTGGTGACTTATGTCGCGGAGAATAGCCTGGCGTTTCTGGGCAAGCCCTACAAGATTGATGTCATCCGTGAGGCGCTGTACAAGCCGGTTGTCAAGCCCGGCAAGGGTGATTACGCACCAACCATGAAGCTGAAGGTGATGACTGACCGCAACGGCGGGTTTCTCCCCGAGGCGTATGACCATACCCGCGCCGTAGTTCCCCTGGACACCCTGGACAAGGGTGCGATGGTTCACACCATCATCGATATCAACCAGATTTGGTTCATCGACAACAAGTTTGGTGTGAGCATCCGACTTCAGCAGGTGATGAAGACTGCACCGACCAGCCTCAAGGGGTTTGCGTTTGCGGTTGCTGCCGATGATGATGCCGAGATTGATGTTCCAGAGGATGAGTAGCTGCGTTTTTTTGTGAGTCATTAGTATTATGTGTAGTGTAAGCACTACCAAGTTTTTGGGCGCGGGGCAAACGTCCCGCGTATACGCAGGGCAAACTGCAAACAAGAAAAGTGTCGCGGTTAAAGTTTCAGTACGAGACGTTAGATTTGGAAAGAATCAGCCATGTGAAATTGAATATACAATTATGAATCGTCTGCATGATATTGTCCCCCACAGCGTCCCTCGTCCTTTTGGCGCCTCTTGGTGCCGCAATTTTAAACCACGTGTATTTACCCCCTCTAAAATAACCCCAGATGTTACGCAGCAATATGTTTTGAAGATGGAGTATTTTCCACGAGGTGATCTTCATACAATGATGGACAGTCTTCACCGCGCAAAAAAGCTGACGGACTCGATCATCAATAACTGCATAGCTCAGGTTTTGTCGTCACTGCGTCAAATTCAGAAGAAAACCCCGTCATTTAGACACAACGATTTGCATTTACGTAACATTCTCGTGGGTGACATGCCAGTTGGAAATGTAAAGTACTACAATAGCTATGGCATACCAAGCATGGGGTTTAGATGCGTCATATACGACTTTAACTTGTCGACTATTTCTGAGGTGACCAACCCCAACCTCTTTATCCCCAAGTTTCAGAATGATTATGGGATATATGAAGGAAACAGCGACAAGTATGACATGCACTTTTTTCTAAACTCTGTGCTGGATTGGCTGAACAAGAATGCTCGCGGTGGTAAATATTCAGAGACTCGTGATTTCCTGAATCGCGCGCTCCCCGCCGGCTACCAAGGCAACTCCGGGTCGAAGGTTCATTTGTTTAGACTGAAAGGCGGCGTGTCTACAAACAGCCTTGCAAGCCTTGAACTTATATTCAACGACCCCTACTTTAAGGCGATGCGCAACCTTTTTAATGCACCGGAGGAGGGTGAGATAATCGAGCCAGTACCTAATACTGGCAGAGTGGCAAAAAATCGTTCAGGATTTAAAACGGTGTATAAGACGACTGGCCCGGTCAAACCCAACGTTCGAAGAAATTCAGGACTGACTGTTTCCAACTTTTACAGACTCCCGCCAGCCGCATATAATTCAAACGCCTTTAAGGTTTTCAGAAATCTCATGACTGAGCCATCCCCCAATGAAATGTCAGCGGCGAATATAGAGAAGCTGGTTGCGCAGAGAGAGCGTCTAGGCGGTGAGCCATACAAGCCAAAATCGCAAGCCAACAAGAATGAGGAGCGCAAGAATCGTGAGCGCCACGGCTACTTGGCGGCTGAGCGCGAGCTAATTAAGATTTACAGAGCAAAGGGGATACCCAGTTATAGAACTGGCACTGTAGCGGTCGGCAGACAGAATGTCCCATATGTGCCACCGCCGCCTCCCAAACGTCTGAATGTTCCAGCGAAATTCAACTCTGCCAAGTATTCATACGCGTTCAAGACTCCCAAGGCGCACGCGCCAGCAAAGGTGCTGAATATGCTACAGGCTCCAAGACCAGTCGAAATTAAAGCGCCACGCATACCAAACCTGAAACCCAAACAGACTTCGGTGCACAAGTCGGTTGAGAATCTCATCCGGACAGCAAACAGAGGAAAGTTTACATATGAGATGACTATGAAGAACTACAAGGCGGGTGGTTCTCTGCCAACTCTCAAAGTTGACTCTACTCACAAAAAGTGCCAAGACATTCCACGAGAGCTTCTGGACCTGATTGCGATGGAGCATGGTCTGAACCCCAAGCTGTACAAGTCCAAGCCTACACTGTGCGCCGCCCTCAAGATGCTGCACAACGCGCCATGAATCTATAAAATTTTTGTAAAGTGATGGTATATGCATCCAGCAGTTATTTCCGCAATTATTCTGGTGGTTCTGGCTGTGATTTATTTCATGAGAAAATCCAAGCCAACAACCTCAGCATACAAGGAGCCCGCAGACGATATGACTATATATGGGAGCATGACGTGCGGCTGGACAAAGAAGCAGCTCAAGTACTGCGACGACAAGGGTCTAAAGTACAAGTTTGTCGACTGCGATTCAGAGTCTTGCCCGCCAACAGTCAATGGATACCCAACCACCGTCTACCGCGGTGAGACTATTGAGGGCTATAAGGAGATGTAAAGAACATTGAGATTGCCATTGACAACAGGAATGTCTGCCACAGACTCTTTACAGGTCTGAAGACTGTTATATACGGGACCAATGCTTGGTTCCACAAGAAGCGTAGAATAAATGTGAGTGCAATTACAAATAGAATAAAGGCTATGATGCGGGTAGTTAAATCAGACTTGATCATTTAATTTATTGCTAGAAAATAAGATGAACAGGGGTATGAAACTATCAGGTGCCGAGCCGTTGTTTGATTCTGATGCATGGGCTGTGGTGGGAAATAACTGCTATGATTATGCATTTGGCGATAATCGGCCCAAGACGGGTGGGTTCTTCAGTAAAAATAGTAACATGGTGCGTAATAACAAGGGTGGTTGGGTGAGAAAAAACCCTCGCAATGAAAAGAGCACACCCGGTGTTGTTGCGGGTATATCATCGAATGGCCTCGACTTTAGAACGTGTAAAGGGTTGTCAGAGCGTATTCTAAAGGATAACCCCAAAGACGTTTACAAGTGCTCCAACCCAAACACCGTATGTCGGCGAGGATATTACAAGGTGATGGCATATGTGGCACCAGAGAATGAGTATGGCAATTCTGGCGGCGACTTTCACTTTTACAAACAGATTGGGTCAGTCAGATATAAGATTGCTGCGGGTGATACTATTGCTGAACTCTCCAGAACATTCCACGTTAGCCCAAGCACCATCCGAACTGCCGCAACAAAGCTGAACAAGCCGCGCAACGCAACCAATGGGCTCGTCAACAACAAGTCGAACGGCAACTCTCACACCCAACTCAGAAACAACACCGCCAATAACAGTCTGCGCAATTCAAAACTTCTTGTGCCGGGCAAGATTATAACATTTCCCATAAATTTATGGGCTCATAAGCTTGGCTGGGGAACAAGGCCTCTGATGGTTGATGCATCTGGTAAAACTATAAAGGATCCTCGTACAGCGGATCGTAAATACGGGTACAACTACAAGACTCTATGCGGAGTCTACTGTGTCAGAGCCGGGCACGCTAAAACGGGTAATTCCTAAATCTGCCAAAACTTCCGTCAATATCTCACCAAACTCTACATCAAAACTTATATCAGTCAGTGTTCGACTTGATGTGCTCAGTAGATTGAGATCAAGACCGAACCCATCTATTATACTCTGAATATCTGTAGTTGTATATGTATCAGTGGCTCGCCGGTTGTCAGCCATGCACTGAATTGTAATTGCCACCTTATAAACAGGCTGATCAAACGGCTGTCGACATATGGGACAGGTTCTACTTGTTCTCTTCCATCTGTCGATGCAGCGTGTGTGAAAGGAGTGCCCACACTCGAGTAGACGTGTAGTCGCTGGAGTCATATTAGAAAAACATATCGAGCACTGTTCAGACGTGTGCTGGCAACATCTTTCCTTACCCTGACTGACTATACGCTTGCACTGGCCACCAAGTCTGGTCTGTCCGCCACACGTCCTATCTGCCATATAGACATATCTGAAAATAAAATCATCTGCGTCTCGCAGAGGTTACTTGACGCTCAAGTGTTCTGATGGCATCCGCATAAACTTCACGCATTCTTTCCTCCACTGCATTTTTAAGGTGTATAATTGGATCGTCATTCTGAGCTGAACGACAAACAGGACATTCGTTGGATGTTTCATACCATCTCAGGATACAGTTTACATGAAACGAATGGCCACAATTGAGGCGTTTTGAATTATTTCTAACATCTTCAAGACATATTGTACACGTTGGTAAAAGATGAACATTACATTTTCCGTCAAGAATCATCCACTTTTTACACCTCTGACCTGTTGTCGTCTTAGACGAGCACTGCATTTTCTACTCGTATGATTGAAATAATTTCCCGATGAATTTCCTCAGGTGTTCGCCCTGATACAACCACAGGTCGGACCTTGCACCGAACACTACTCAGAAAATTACAGTACAGTGTGTGCAACTCCCTCAGATAGTCCAGTGTAATTTTAGAATCACCCGCCTGGTGACGGCGCTGTATACGCTCATATACATACTCTGGGGTTGTTTCGAGATAAATGTACAAGTCTGGAAGCCAGCTCATCTTTTCATAATACTTTTGATATATGCCATCCTCTGGCGTTGTCACCACCCCGTTATTTACAAGATTTTTCCAAAATACATAGTTTGATGAGAGAGGGCACCTCTCATATACAGTCCCCTCTGATTCACAGGTGAAACTATTCAGAATCTGCATCTGCAGAAGCAGCGCCCACCGAGAGGGGTCCGCATAAAACAAATCTAAAGACCACTCGTCAATCGGCTCGCGCTTTACATGATACCCTGCAGATTCGAGAAGACAAAGTTGAGTAGACTTGCCAGCACCTATATTGCCATCAACAACAATTTTCATTACACTACAAACTGTTAAAATCTCTAAGACTCCCATGGCTTCAGACACATCATGTCATTCTGAAACCCAATCACGTTCGGGCCCCTGTCCTGTATCATCTCGCGGAAACGAGAGTTATTCTCTGGCGCGAGACCAAGCGACTTCATCAAGTCATCCGTAAGCAGTTTGTTGCTCTGATTGAAAGTGAGACACCGGCCATCAGCCATGCCAATACGCTGAGACATTTACTTTCTCGGCACATTTTATTTCAGCATCTTGTACACCTCATCAAACACACAGTCGTACTCTGAAGGACGAGCAGCGCACAGCTTGTCATACGCCTCGTAATTGTTGAAATCACTGCATATATGCATCAGCTCCATGACATCGTCTTCGTCAACCTCATATTCAGAGGTGCGCGCATAAAGAGCATCCATGCGCTTTTTCACCAACACCGGATCCTTGACCGGCATCACCCGCAACCACTCGGTAAACTTGGCACCCATCGTCGTCTCGAACGTCTTGACCACGTCAGAAGGTTCGATACGAACATCACCACCAATCAGATTTGCATTGATAATGCGATATGCGTGAGCAACCTCCATCAACGTCTCAGCGCCAGTAATGATAATGTTACCAGTCGAAAAGATGTTGGTGGTCACTCGCTTCATACCAGGCATTGGCGAAAACTTGACATTCACCCCAGAATAATTGTTGGGCTCATAAGTCACGTCAAACATGGGGTTTTCCGCCAAATTACGAGCAATGTTAAACACGTGAAGCTTGTAATTTACAGAAAAGTTGGTATTAATCATCACAACCTTGAACGAGCTAAATGGCATATCAACAGGCTTTTCAGTAATAAACTCAATCAGAATCTTAAGCTGTGTAACAACCCGCTTGCAGTCCAGCACATTCGAACACCCCGCCACCTGAATAGACCCGTTGGAAAAGAGCTTGATAGACTTTGTCGAATACGCATCCACATAGCCTATCGAGACCTGGTTATAAAACGAATTTAACTTGATCCGCCACTCGAACCCCTTGTCAGACCCCTTTGGTTTTAAAGTCACAGTCTTTAGTTTCTGAAAAGCAAGCCGCACGCGCTCCAAATCAATATTCGGCAGGCGGTGCTTGCTAAACATTGTGATTGTGGTAATCTGAATCCACGAAGGCCGCAAAGCCTCCGGGATTTCATCCCGAAAGTGAGCAAGCGTTTTGATATACTCGAAGGTGTCCATGGCATGAGTCTACTTTTTAGAAATCTGAAACACCTGAGATATTATGAAGCACGCTTTTTAATCAGTCTCGGACTCAGTCTCGGACTCAGTCTCGGACTCAGTCTCGGACTCAGTCTCGGACTCAGTCTCGGACTCAGTCTCGGACGGTGTGTAATCTGAATCAACCTCTTCATATTTGATAATAACTGATTTTCCGTTGATAATCTTCTTAATCTGCTGTACAGACATTCCAAACTCTTCTTTTGTTTTTGTACCCTGCCGTATATTACACGCGTGACATGCAATGAAACAGTTTTCTTGTGTAAGCGCGCCTCCACGCGACTTGGCAAAATCGTGACACAAGTCGAAAAAAAACGGGCTGATTGTATTTGTACACATATCAGTTGGACACTTTTGCACAAGACTACCAAACTGTTTGGTCCAGAGAATCTCTCGCAGCATAGACGTGTCCATTTGTACTTGTTATAAATGCACTTCAAACCTTTATACGCGGGAGCGGCCGCTGGTATTCTTTTGCACAAATAGACAATGCAGCCGGCGGTCCCCGAAAAAATAAACAATCATAGTAACGATGAATCGGATTTACCTCCGTGATATGAAACTCATAGCTTCATTGGCTGAATATAAAAAACCTTATCAGTATTTGATCAATAACCTACGTAAAGATGTAAACAGAAGCACACTAAGCGCTACTAATCAACAAAATTATAATACTATTCTCAAGGGACTGAACTCTATTAAAGCAGAACTAAAGAAAAACCGTAATAACATCGAAAAACTCCACCAGGCTCAAATCTTGCGACGCAAACACCGGCGAGCGACGAAAGTGCAGGCGCACATCAGAGGGTTCCTCACACGAACGCGTATAAACAGGGACCGCTACGTATCCGTCAAGGGTCCAAATGGAAATATTTCGATTGCAGTTATGCCACACCGCGCGAGCGGGTTCCGCGCCATAGCGGCTGCAACGGAAGCAAAAAGATTAAACAAAGCGAGACTGAATGCGATCCATAATCAAAATGCACGGAATTGGGCAGCAGCCCATACAAACTAGTGGTTGCACAAGACTCGCATTTCAAACTTTTATACGCGGGATTCGTAGAGCGGCCGCTGGTTTATATGGCCGCAAGCCCTTGACAATAGACTCATATCTCGCTGGTAAATTCTTTTTGCTCATATTGATTACATATCCATATGGTCTGGCTGTTCCTATAACTGGATAAAAATCATTCTTATACTTTGCCCACCCAAGTCCTTTGGAGTTTGACCCAATTGCACCCTTCAGAATATCTTTGAGATTCGTCTTGTCAAAAATGCGAATACCAGACTGTCTCGCTACAGTCCATGGAACACTGGGGACCTTGGGCTTGATACCCATCTTGAACTTTTGAGCAGCCACAGACCCGTAAAGTTTACGCGCAGCAACATTCTGAGTCAGACCCGCAACAGCAAGTTTAGCATTTAACATTTTTAGTTTGTAACGCATAGGGCGAGGAGCCTTGGTGTTTCCAAACAAGTTGCTGTTTGTGTTGTACCACCCTGGGAGGTTGTGCACCTTCATAAACTTTGCACCACGCGCCATTGCCATCTTATTATCAGCTTTTTTCAGACCATAAGACATTAACATAAACTTAGATTAAAAAGCGTGCCTCTGGAAATCCCAGGTATCAATAAAACCCACCAAGTAAATCAAAATGGCCCTAGCACGTGCGGAGCAGGCTTTCCACGGCCGGCTTATCGGCCCCTACCAGCGCGAAGGGGTTCGCTGGATGCTCGAGCGCGAGTTTGACCAGAATATCAAGGGTGGATTTCTCTGCGATGAAATGGGCCTCGGAAAGACGATCGAGGTCATCGCAACTATGCTCGGTAACCAGCACGCACGCACACTCATAGTCGCGCCCAAGACTGTCCTTACCCAGTGGCGCGATGAAATCAGGCGCTTCTCTGGCGGAAATCTCACCTCACTCATATGGGACGGGCCCAACCGCACCAGCAACACCGACATTATCAAGCGCTATGATGTAGTCCTGACTTCATACGGGCTCCTCCCGCGCGACAATGATGCGCTCCAGAGGGTTGAATGGGACCGCCTTGTTCTAGACGAGGGTCACGAGGTTCGCAACCCCAAGGCGAAGAGCAACATTGCAATCAGAGATATCAAGTCGCGCATTCGCTGGATCGTCACGGGAACCCCCATCTTCAACTCAATCAAAGACTTTGTGGCTTTGTGCGAAATTCTTGGGATCCATCGCAGCCAAGTGCAAGGACTTACCAAAGAGGTTTGCGACAAGTATGTGCTGCGCCGGACAAAGGAGGATGTATGCGAGCACAACGAACGCCTCGCGCTGCCACCCTGCGACTTTGAAAATGTCGAACTAGAAATGAATCACGAAGAGAAGCAAATCTACCGAGATGTCTATGAGAATGGGCAGACGACGATTCGGAGTATCATGGGCTCTGCAAACCCTGGGAGCCACGCAATGGTTATGCTCGAGTGCCTCCTACGAGCGCGCCAGGCTATGATTTGGCCGCAGCTCTATCTCGACGGAATGGCTATCAAAGAGGACACCGACCCAGTGATTTTCAAAGGAACCTCAAAGAAGCTCGACACGCTCATGGATCTGATTCAGAACCACCCATCTGAAAAGTCGCTCATCTTCTGCCAGTTTATGGGTGAAATGGATGAGATTCAGAAGCGCCTCAAAATGTTCGAAATTGAAACATATCGCATCGATGGATCAGTCAGCAAAGAAACTCGCGAGGCTCGCATCGCATCATTCAAGGCGAGCTCCATTGGATGCGCCTTCATCATTCAAGTCAAGGCGGGTGGAGTCGGCCTCAACTTACAAGAGGCGACACGTGTTTACATTACAAGCCCATCTTGGAACCCAGCAACGGAGATGCAGGCTATCGCGCGCGCGCACCGCACAGGACAAGACCGCAAGGTGGTGATCAAGAAACTGGTTTACAGTGGAGAAGCAGGGCTGCCGAGCATCGAGGAGAGCATCATGCAGCTTCAGGGACACAAGGCGACAATCTGCGCACAGGTACTCAACGATCCGCGCCTGAATAGCCAAATTCCAGCGGCCAAGACGAAGATCACCATTCAGGACATTCGGCGCTTGTTCATCTAAATTATAGTGTAATGAAATAGTAGTTATGAACAAAAAAGGAAGTCTTAAGAGTCCATCACTAAAACTAGCTGCAGCACCACTAAAAACAATTGTCATACCAAAACCACGACCAGTCATTGCACTCCCAAAACCACGACCAGTCATTGCACTCCCAAAACCACGA